GAAAGAAGCCGCTAAATTGCAACAAGCGATGCCATATGGACCCTTCTTACTCAAGGAGTTCTTGAGCCGTGTGCCATTGAAACCTGCACATAATCCGCTGATGATGGAGTTGGCCAAATTTGAATTTGAGGAAAAGAAAACGAGCAAAAGTGCAGCCACGATCGAGAATCATAGCAACAGATCTTGCAAGGATTGGTTAGCCGATGTGGGGTTAGTCTTTTCAAAATCCCAGTTATGCACCAAATTCGATAACCGGTTCCGCGACGCGAAAGCTGCACAAACCATCGTGTGCTTTCAGCACTCAGTGCTGTGCCGCTTTGCACCTTACATGAGGTATATTGAGAAGAAGTTGCATGAAGCTTTACCCGAGAAGTATTACATTCATTCCGGTAAGGGGTTGAGCGAGCTGGATGCTTGGGTTAAACGTGGCTCATTTGGAGCATTGTGCACCGAATCGGATTATGAGGCTTTCGACGCCAGTCAGGATCAGTACATCATGGCATTTGAACTGTGCCTCATGCGTTACTTAGGCTTGCCCAACGATCTCATTGAGGATTACAGGTACATAAAGACACATCTAGGATCCAAGTTAGGCAATTTCTCTATCATGAGATTTTCAGGAGAGGCAAGTACGTTTCTCTTCAATACGATGGCCAATATGCTTTTCACTTTCTTGCAGTACAGGCTCAAGGGGGATGAGCGCATCTGTTTTGCAGGGGATGATATGTGCTCTAACAAGAAGTTGCACAAGTCTACCGAGCATGCAGGTTTCCTGAGCAAGCTCAAGTTGAAGGCGAAAGTTTGTCACACAAATAATCCCACTTTTTGTGGCTGGAATCTCTGCCCGGATGGCATTTTCAAAAAACCGCAGTTGGTCTTGGAGAGGATGTGCATTGCTAAGGAGACCAACAATCTGATTAACTGCATCGATAATTATGCTATTGAGGTCTCTTATGCCTATCTCATGGGAGAGCGGGCACGCGAGCGTATGAGCGAGGAAGAGGTGGATGCATTTTACAATTGCGTGCGAATCATTGTGAAAAACAAGCATCTACTCAAATCGGATGTGCGGCTCATCTATGAGAC